TATTTGATGGTTGTGCCATGATAATTTCCTCAAGAAATGTTAACTGCCCAAGATTAACGCGACTGCGTCATCAATTGAGCCACTGGTTTTAAGTCGGTTCTGTTTATTACGAATTTCTTTAGCGCCTAACTTAACTTTCTTTGATCCTGCTTTTAACGGCTGCGTTCTCTTTTTGTGAGTTGCTTTTTCAACTGCCTTGCTTTTGCCTGCCACAATTTCACGATACTTTCTCGCGTCTTCCAAAACTCTTATTGCCCTATGGTCCACAATCGTCGATATCTCATCCGGGGAGTACCCATATTCATTACCAACCGCAAGCATCTGCTCTTTCATCACTTTGCCCTTATCAGGATCACGAAGATCAGGCATGATTTCGAGGAGCTTAGACATCTCTTGGTTACGATGTGCTTCTAGAGCTAAATTCTGGGCATGTGCCTGGTCATTAGCGACTTGTTGATACTGCTGCATTTCACCTTGGTAGGTCTGCATATCATGCTCAAATCTTGCGTTTGCTTCGACGTACCCGATGGGATCGGTGTCTAGCATGGCGAGGTCTGGCTTAATAGGCTGACGAGCTGCGCCTCCATTTTGCAGTTTCGCAAAAAGGTCTGTCACTTGCTGACGAGATTCAAGTAATGCGTTGTAAACGTCTTCAGTTTGCTTTCGCGCTTGAGCGTTTTCCTGCATTCCTTTTTTAATGAACTGTTGACCTGAAAACCCTTGCTTGAGTTCTTCGAGAGTTACAGCCTTTTCCTCACCATCAATTTTGACAGTGTAAGACTGGCTCTCCTGAACGGCATCGTCTTCGTCCTCACCTTCATCTTCATCCTCATCTTGTTCATCTTCATCTTCATCTTCATCCTGCGACTCAGGCTCCGGGCTTTCGCTATCGTCTTCGGTATACTCTACCTCTTCCTCAAGTTCAGCTTGTTCGGGTTGCTCTAAAAGCAGTTCTGCGGCACTTTCGATGCTGCCGTCCATCATAGGTTCAGTCGTTTCCACGTTGCTGTTTTCCTTTTTGTTTATCGTTAACCGCATCGTTCAGCAAAGCTGCGTTGATTTTGGTTTCGATGGTGGTAAGCGCATCAATTAAGTTTCGCGCTTGGTTGATCGCCTCATCGTCACGAGACTGGTTTAAAAAGACGCCAATGGCATCATTTCTAACATCTTCAAAAAGCTCCTTAAAGACATCGTCTTTTGCAAGACGGTCATATCTTTGCGCCTTTTCTTTTATATTCAAAACCTACCACCAGTGACTGCCTGGGCAGGTGAATCTTGTGGGTATCTAGGGATCGCCTGGGCCTGTTTAACGCCCTGAACGTCAACAGAGGTTTGGTACTTACCGTATATCTCAGCGGCCTTTACAAGTAAATCCTGATCCATTTGATCGCGCACCCGGTCATCCTGGGCAATCGCCTTTTGAGCATCAATTTGTAATCGAGCCATATCACTTTGTGACTTAGCTTGTGCCTTCATTTGCTCGGCTTGGAGGTAAGCGGCTGCTTGATCCATTGGAGGTTCTTGCGTCTGGGCCTGTTGCTGCATTTGCAATTCTTGCTCGGCAGACATTGGCTTAAAGTATCTGTCTATATTTCTTAATCCACCCATTGCCAGCATATCCGCTAGGGTGTTTCGGATTTCAGTCATACCAACCAAGCCATTTGCTACTCCGTAACTACTGAATATCTGGACCTGCATTTCAAGCGCCTTGGTCAGTGCGGCTAGTCGCTCACCTTCTTTGCCCGTACCCAAGCCTACGTTGACAGTAACGTCCATTTCCTTATTCCATGACCGAGGATCAACAGGCATAAAATCATTACCTGCAATCGCCATCATTTCTTTCTTGTCACAGTTCTCTATAGTCAGCTTTAACATAAGCTTGAAAAGCTGGGTTACGCCGCCCTCTGCCAGGTTCCTTGCCATTACCTCGATTTGCGTTGCAGCGCCCTGAATGGTTGCGTTAACCGCTGTGGCTGTTGTCCCGGTTAAGGCGTTAGGGTCTAGTCCTGAACTAGCTGCAGATACGCCTGTTTTTTGGTCTATCTGGTCATCAAAATACGCAACCGCTGCGAGGGTCTGACCTGCAACAAATGGAACTGTTAACTGGTTAATTGCGCCCTGCTGTTTGGTCCTGACTACCCCGCCGATTTCGTTATTTAGGAAGTCATCAATATTGACCTGACCCTCAACAATCTCAGTTCGCGGGTTATTTGTTAACGCGACATTATCCAAAACACCGCGCAACATTGCTGTCGCTGCGTCCTGCTCTGCAAACAGAATATCTGCAAGAGAATTACCTACCCAGGTGTGCGGCTCCGGGTCGTGCTGGAACATTGCAAACGGCAAATCACCCCACGGCTCGTAATCAAGTAGCTCATCACTACCCCCGCCAAGGAGAATCTTATGCATTGTTGGGTCGCCCGTACCGTCTACGTCAATTTTCATGTAGACCTCAGACACAACAACCTTTCTCATGCTTGGATCGAGCATCTGCTCTTCGTTTTCAAAAGAAAAGTTCTGGCGCTCAAATCGTTCTTCATCCGCAAAGTTATCGGTATCAGACGAGGTTAATTCAGAGACTGTTTCAAAGTCATAGCCCATTGCGACTAGCTCGCCAACGCGCATATCACGCTTGTGAACTACGCAATAAGCATCGTCAATTGAGGTGGCTTCAGAGCTAACAAAAAACTCTTCTGGGGGCAGGCTTTCAATGACGAGATCGCCGTACTCTTCGGTTACTGATATCTTTACATCGTGCTGGGTCTGCTCAATTTCCATGCCCATTTCATCAACTACGATGCTGACGTTTTGGGTGTGCGAAATAACCTCTACGGACGGGTCGTTAACAATTAAACTAAACTCCATGTCGGGCAGGTCTTGGTGATCGTAGGTTTCGCTTTTCTTTTCAATATTCCAGTAGCATTTAACAACGCCGCATTTCTTTAACAGCGAGTCACTAAAGGCATCTTGCAGCACCCGATAGCCGCCTAATTGGTTGAACTTGTAGTTCACATACTTGGTAGCTTGTTCACTAAACTGGGCATCTTCTGGCCCCATCGGGGCAAACTCAACAGGCTTGTCTGTGGATAAAAACACCCGCATAAGACTTGGCTTAATAGCGCGTATCTTGTCCCTAATCTTGGTGGCTACAACCTTTGATCGACCATCCTCTTCACCGATATCAACCCGGCCATCGTAGTAGCGTTGTGCTTTAAGTCGGTCAGAGACTATCTGAGAATTAACAAAATCCTCGGCACTATCCACGGCATCTGACGCAATACTTTTAATGTCATCGTCACTTAGCTTTTTGAGTTCCATATTTATTTTTTCCACGAGAAAAACCGCCAGTTAAGGCGGTATAAGTATTGAGTAGGGTTATTTAGTACAGGGCTTGGGCTGGATCAGCCTCAACGGTTTGTTGCCTTGCTCCTTGCGTAACGCCTTCTGAGAAACCTTTGGAAGCTCTATTAGCAAGTTCATAGGTATTCTTGACAAAAGCAGCTTGCGCCGGAGACAGTTTCGCACCTTCGCGAACCTTGTCCATTAACCTTAGTGCTTCCTGGGCTTCACGGCCACGAGACTGCGTTAATACTCTTGCCACTTCGGACAATATTTCATCTTTTTTGTCCGTCAGCGCGTCAGGCGTTTGCTGAGTAATTAGTTGGACAAGCTTTTTGGGTATATCTGTCAGTTCGCCTCGCGCTGCCGTCATAATAACGCCAGGCGCAAGGATATCGTCAATGGTGTCATTTAACTGCTTTCTAACGGCTGTTTTGGAGTTGCCTGACAGCCCATTAAGTAATTGCAATCCAGAAGTCACCTCGTCCAAGCTTTGAAATAATACTGCCGCCTGGTCTTCACCTAGTATAAGACTCAATTTTTTACGATTTGCTTTAGTCGATAAAACCCTCAACAGCTTGCGTGACTCTTCAAAGGTTGCACCAGATTTGTCATCTGCTACGCCACCAATATTTTTCTTGGTCTGATCAAGTATTGACTCTATTTGACTCCTAGCGCCTAGCCTAACAGCCTTCATGTCAGCATCTGTCGCGTTGTTTACAGCGTCCAACAATGTGTCAAATGTAACATTATCGTTTAAAAACTTACCGCCTAACTTCATTACTTCGGTTTCTACTATTTTCTCTTGCCCTAGTTTGATCGCGACACCATATTCAGGTACTGCTTTAATGCCTGCGTTTCTAAGCTTTTCTGAAAACTTTTTATATCCAAGATCGGCGGTGCGCTCATAGGTTTCCTGAAGTGCTTGTTTTAAATAATCTAACTGAATAACATTAGGCATTTCAACGACTTTAAACGTGCCGTCAGCTAGTTCTTGTGCCATAAACTGCATATTTTTTTTACCATCAGCAGCCATATTTAAATTGGCACTTTGTATCGCTTTTCTAAATTCTCTTGGCGCATTTTTAGCCAAATCACTCATAATTTCTTCAATTTCCATCCCTGCGTCAGACGCATAATCTATGGGTCGGCTATACGCCAGCTTGTACGCTTCTTCCCTGCCAGCAGCAGTTCTTTGTGCAACGGCATCAACGGCAGTTTGCATTCCTAATGGCGGCTCACCAAGGACTTCATCCATAAGCGGGCGTAATGTTTCAGCTTGACTGCTTGCTCTTGTTTCAGCAGCATCGCTAATGATCTGCCCAGCATTTGGAGTGCCAGAGTTTTGTATCGCATCACCTAGCGCAGCAATAGACTTATCAGCGTCAATGATCATACCGTCATCGCCAGCCTTGTTTAGCGCCGTGGTCATTTGCTGAAGATTCATGTTTTGCACAAGCATGGTATAAATTACGGCTGCAGCACCTGATGAGATATTTAACTGGTTTTGGAGCGCCGTGATACCTTTGCCTTTACGGGTCATAGATTCGATAAGATTGCCGCCATACTTCTTAATGACGCCACCTGCAGCGCCCATTGCCCTTTCAAGCGGCACTCCGATTACAGTGCCGTACACGCCGCCTTTAGCGGTGTCTGTCGCAAGACCTGCAATATCACCTTCTGTTAAGTCTGCCTCTGACTCACCAACGGCTGCTCTTGCGCCCTGTAACGAATTTCTTTTAATGACGCCCATTGCGCCCTCAACGAGAGGAGCAGGATTTCGTCTAACTAATGATGTAATAATGCCCTGCGTTATCGCGCCTAGCATTTCTCCAGAGAAAGCTGTTTTTGGGTTTTGCTTACTGTAGGCTTTTAACCCTTCTCTTACCTTATCCCTAGCCTGCTGATACGTTTGTGGGTTACCTGTAATCGCGTCTGGCAGATTACTCATTACAAACCCTTCTGCCTCGTCCGAAGTGTAATCAGTAAGCCCTTGCGCGAAAGCCCGTCCAAAGCCTGATTCAACAGGTGCAGCTGTTTCACCCTGCTCCCTTTTTAACTTTGCTGTTTTCCAAGGTTGACCGTTTTCTTGCGCTTCTCTTTCTCTTTTAGCTGTATTCCAAGGCTGCTGGTTTTCCATATCAAATACCTACCTTTTCCCACGACGATTCTTTTTCGATATTACCACCTATATACCGATGCCCTTCCTTAATATCGCCTAAGTTCATTTCTTGAAGCGCCGTATAAAAGTCCGAAATATTAGGCTTCGGTCCTTTGTAGCCTCTAAGGGTATAGTTTTTGTCAAAGTAATCAGCCATTGCCTGACGTTGTTGCCTAGAAATTTCCATCTGCTGATAAAGTTTTCTCAGTCGCCTTGCGTTATCGGCTGCAGACAGTGTTGGGTTGTAGGCTCTCGAAATTAACTGCTCGCCTTCTTTCTGTGCAAACTGCGATCCTAAAATAACTCTCAGATTTCTTTGAACAACTTCTTGAACCATCTCTTTGGCGTTTTCGGCGTCTGGGTTAACTAGCCCTAATAACCCAACACCATTAAGCATCCCAATTAATGGGCCTGTTAGCTCTTCACCCGCCTCTAACCTTTGCAGTACAGTATCTATCTGTGCCACGTTAGCCGACATATCTGCGCCACCGCCTCTAGTCCACTCCAGATGTTCAGTTGCATAAGCCTTATCAAGCTGCTCTAAACCTGGCGGTAATTTAGACGCAGCATTATTATTAACAGTTGTACCACCACCGCCAATCTTGCTTATTTTTGTACCATCACGGCCTTCAGTTACGTTATACATGGCTTGTGGGTCGTAAGCTCCACCACCTGGGCTATTTAACTCAGCACCTGACTTTTGGGAAATTATATCCCTGCCTTTCATTTTTTCTGAGGCGTATACTTTAAATATTTCCATATAAGCATTTGGGTTAGCTTGTATAGCCTTTAATGCAGCCGCCGCCAATGGGTCAGTTGCTGCTTGCTTTTGCAGCGCGGCAATCGTTGCGTTAGCATCTAGGCCGTCAAGCCGTCTGGTTTCGCCCATCTTAATGGTGTCAGCAGCAGACGCCGCTATCCCAGCATCAGGGTTTAAACGCATAGAGTTAAAGCCCATCTGTAACTTAGCCATCCTGACCGGGTCGGCTCTAAGGTTCTGAAAGCCTGTACCGATACGCGACAGTAAGCCTGGCTCTATGTCGTTGTATGATTCTTGGCTCATTGGCATACGATTGGCAACCGAAGTCGGGTCTTCTCGTACCATTGCACCTTGAGCTACTGGCATTGCAATCGCTGACATATTTGCTTTATTTGCCTGCTGCTGCTTTAAAAGTTCTAATTCTGCTGGTGTCATATTATCGTCCTAATGCTTTTGCGATCATTGCTCTAAGAGCCGACGAGCCACTTTTATCGTCCTCTTCTTTTTTTCCAAATTGATTTACTAGCCCTTGCCCGTAAGCCGCCATCGGAATACTGCTGGCTTGCAATAATCCACCGCCGCGCTGTACTGGGTCTATGACTGGCGAAACAAAACCTGATCCGCTATAACCTTCCGCACCTTGACCCATGCGCGCAAGATACGGCTGCATTTGCTCAAAGAAAGTCGGAGGCACAGCAGGTTCGGGTAAGTTAAGTCCTGCACTTGCTATCGGGGCAGCTTGTTCAGCGTTATTTATTAGCAGCTTTTCTATTGCTAATTTTTTTAACTTTTCTTCTGCGTCTTCGTTTGGATCGTACATATCACTATCCTTTCTTCATTCCCGCGCCAAGCGTCAAGTAATCAAATAACCCTGGCGTCTTGCTTGTGTTAGTTGTTTGTGGAACTGGCGAGGCACCTAGCGCCTGCGACAACAACCCAATACTGTCATATGGCGAGCTTTGATATTGGCTGTACTGGTTCCGCGCTGCATCAATTAATAGCTGATTAATGCCCTGTTTCATTGCGCCGTCTTGTGCCAAGTTACCTGTTAATTGCTGACCCATACCAAAACCAAGGTTACTGAGATCACCAAGCTGCCTACCTGCTGCCAGCCTTTGCTGTGATCCTGAGAGCCCTGCTGCCTGATTAGCCAGTTGTGCGTTTTGATTTTGCGTTGCGTTAAACTGATTAGCTTGATTGAAGGATGATTGGTTAGCTAGACCCGCAGTGTTCTTTGCTTGCGCTCCAAACTGTCGCGCTTGATTGAGTGAGGCTTGATTAGCAAGAGCCGAGTTATTTGCTGCTTGTGCGCCAAACTGATTCGCCTGATTAAATGCCGCCTGGTTAGCTAAGTTGGCGGTGTTGCCAGCTTGAGCGCCAAACTGATTAGCCGCTTGCTGCTGTGCGGAGTATTGCTGTGCAGCTTGATTAAATGCTGACGCGCCAAACTCATTGGCACGATTTGCTGCAGCGGCATTTGTCAGTCCTGCTGTGTTAGCGGCTGACGCGCCAAATTGACTTGCTGCATTATTAGCACCTTGATTAGCGAGACTAGCCTGCAGGGTACTTTGCAGATCGGTAAGACCCATTTGCTGTGCATTGTTAAATCCAGCTTGGCGCAGCGCAGAGGTTGTTTTAGCGGCTTGATCGTAATAGTTCCGGTTGTTCTCCGACTCGCGTAAAGCATGTCGAGAGCCACCAAAAGCGCCTGCTGCGGTAGCATTCGCGCCACTACTTTGCTGTTGCATTTGCCTGGCCCGGTCCATATCGCCCAGGGTGTTATCAATCACCTGGCTATCATACTGATTCATATACCGCGACAGATCAGAATCGCCAATTTGACCAGCTTGCACGTTGTTCGCGCCATAGCCCGTTGATCCAGCGTTTGTCGACCCGTATCCGGTTGATCCTACATTCGCAGCATTGAAACCTTGCCCAGACGCTTGTGCAGCATCATAGCCTTGGCCTGTTGAGCCTGCAGCTTGATAACCATTGCCTGACACTTGTGAGGCTCCATAGCCTGACGGCGAGATGTTATTCGGCTGGTAATTCATTTCACTGCCAGCACCCGCAATGGATTGGTTTATCCCATCCGCTGCAGTTTGATTGATATTTGGCTGTCTTGGGGCTGCAGCAATACTTGGTGGGGGCGGTGGAGTTGGAGTTGGAGTTGGATCAAACCCTGGATTCGCATAAGGAGGTATCGCACCTGGTTCGCTAGGCTGTATATCAATACCTGAAACTGGAGGTACATTACCGCCTCCTTTACCACCTGATGCTGGCGTGGCGGCAGGAATACTTGGTGGGGGCGTTGGAGTAAGCGGAATGTAGGGCAAACCTCCTGTAGGATCAACTGCGCCATCAATTAAATCTTCAACATTTGAATTCGCATTAAAAGGTATCGCACCTTTTTCGCTAGGAGGTACATTACCGCTACCTGCTGGACCGCCAAAACTTTGGGCCAATGAAGGAATGGCTTGGTGTTGGTAAAACTGGGTCGGGTTATTGAATTCCTCTATTTCAGCAGCCGTTGGCTGTCGCATAGGCGCAGTAGGAGTATTTGCGGCTACTTCGTTAGCTTTTTGAAAATACTGGGTTATACCGCCAGCACCATTAAGCGGATCGCCTAGTGCAGCAGGCTGTGGTGTAGCAATTCCACGAGCCGCATCAGGCTGCATAGGTTGAGCGACAGCACCCGGTTGGGCAGGCATAGCCTGAAACGGATTAGGCAACATCCCGCCGAATGGGGTACTCATCTGCGGCGAAAACGCAGGGGCAGCAGATAACGCGGGAGCAACGGGTGCTGCTGGCGCATTGGGGAGCATGCCCGGTTTGGTCATTCCGACCATGTTGGGATTACCTGCACCAGCCATTAGAACATCCCCCCATTAAAATACGGATAAGGATTTACTGGGGCATCAGGTTTTACAGCGGTTGGGTCAACGAACAAATCATCATACGCCTGGGCTTGCCCTGGTCTTGATTTATTCATATCTGCCACTGCCATTTCAAACATGGGGAAAGACGAGTGCGTTGCCATGCCGTTATAGTCAGTAGCCTCTGGCATACCGTCCATCGCGTTCATGCCGGGATCAACCAACCCAAAGGCAGATGCTGCATCAATATTGGATTGCATAGCCTGCTGTTGAGGTTGGGTAAACCCAGCAACGTCTGGACCCATGTAAGGCATATAGCCAACCTTCTGCAATTCTTCGGCTCTTGCCATATTCCGCATTGACGGCTGCTGAATCCAACTTGGAATCTCAACCGATGATGATTGCTTACCGCCTTTTCCGCCACCTGACATATCAAATATCCTTTGTAAGTGTGGTGAACGCTTCGGTCCACCCTTTGGTTTTTAAAACTCTTGACCAGCCTTTGCGACCAGCGATAGTCATTGCTGTACAACCCTGGGCCTTGGCAAACGCCATAGCAGAGTCATCCATATCGACAATTTGGTTTTTCTCTCCCCCAGCTAGAAAGATATGGAACACTTTCTTGCGGGGAAAAATGATAATTTCTGTTACAGCACAGCCGTTTTCTGCAGGCCAAAACTGCATGTGCGCGGTAGAAATACCCTGCACAATATCTTCGTAAATGTGCGTACCACCAGAATACTCAAGCGCGGATTCAATCCACGGTCTACACCGATTAAGCTCATCACTTAGCGACATTTATTGCTCTATTCGAGTAATCGAAACCTGCACCGCAGGGATGGCGGGTATGGGTGATGATGCGGCTGCATTAGGCAGCGTTAAGCCTGTGTTAGAGACTGAGTAGAGAACCTTTAGATAATTGCCAGCGGCTACTGTTACAAGCGCCGTATGGCTAATTATATCGGCCCCAGCAACGGCCTTTCTAACAGCAAATCCATCGGTCCCGTTGACGTTAATCCACAGATACCCGGTATAACTAGAGCTTGCGGTTGCCTGCGCGGTTACCGTGACTTGCAGCAGTCCAGCTTCGGTGCAGTTAATTTTGGTGGCGTCTGATCCATTAATCGCCAAGCCATTAGCCTGCGTTGCGCTGTTAAACGTAATTGGTGTGGCGGTGTTCGCATTTGACGCCGTCTGAGTAGCCGTTGCATAGAATTGGCCGCAGCCTCCTTCCATTAAGATTTGCTTGTAAGCGTTACCTTTAGCGATCACTGGGTATCCAGTGTTATCCCACAGCATGACGCCCTGTGATGCCGCAGAGTCGCCTGTTAAACGATAAACTAACTGTGATTTGGTAGACGATAGGCTATCAATAAGGCGCTTGCCCCATAACTTCCAGTCTGGGCCAATCGGTTGTGGTAACTGATAGCTCAACGTCTGCCTCCCTCAATGACATTTAACCGCATCTTGCCTGCGCGCCAGTCTTTGAGGTCAGTGCCGTTTATCCGCATCCTTACCTGGCGACCTTGAAACCTTGCCCCGGTTGGATTGCCTAGCGTAAAGGGACCATGACTAGACTCTTCACCGTTAGGATAAAAGCGCGTCTTAAACGTCAGGCTTACCTCACCCTGCGAACCTTCGTCGGGGATGATTTCGTTGACCTTAATAATGGTCTGACCGCTACCCATCGCAATCGGCCCAGACTCTAAAAATGGCGCAGAGTCATGCGCTAAACCAAACTCATGGTTGTACAAGTTCCCAGAAGCATCAAACCAAAGCGGCGATCTGAAAGCACCTAAGTCAACGCCTGATGTACGCGATAGCGTACCTATATTCCAATGACCCTCCTTATAGTCATAGACTACATAACGATCATTCTCCATCGAGTCGCCAGATGGGTAAAACCACCAGACTTCACCAAATTGCGAATTGTGAATCGCGCAGACCTTTGAGCGTTGCGCTGCGTTTAGTGAGGTAAACACATAGTCTAAAACTTCACATGGCATTTCTTGTACGGAGCTTCCGTTGTACTGAAAGAACCCTCCCGTACCCATCCAAAATGCGCCCTCATCAACAGCAATCGCTGCCTGGCGAGAGATAATCCCGCACGATGTGCCAACTCTACTGAATGAGTAAACAAAGGGTGGTCCTGCGTAAGTAGCTGAGTGAGCATCTAAATTGGTTAGTATGAGCGCAGAACCCTTTACCCGGATGCCGCACATAATTTCGCCAGTTGTTTGCAGTTCAATGTCACCCGCTTGATTAGTTGTCGCTGCAGCCCATAGGTTGTTGTTCTCTCGATCCGACCAGGCAACCTTTTGTGGGTTACCCCCTGACGCGAGAGCAAACACAAAACGCTCGTCAGTCACCATGATTGCTTTATTGCCCGTAGGCGCATTACTTAAAACAGCAGCCACTGTTGATCCGTTAAGCTGCCATTGATATATCTTCCCATCCGCTGACGAGCAAGCGACCAAATACTGACCAAAGTTATCGAGCGACCACGTTGTTACGTTCGCAGGTAACGCGCCATCCCTTGACGTTCCATAAGCTGTATTGCCGTAGGTCTGTCCACCGAAGCCATAGTTTATATTGCCGTTAACAGCACCCGCTGTGAAACTGGTCGGCGTAATGTCACTAACTGTTGAGCCTTGATTGATCGCGTACAGTTTGTTGTGCGTCCCAACGGCAATGTGGGCATCGTCAGAGTGATCTGTCCAAGCGACTGCTCCTCTGGGAACTGATGCGGTTGCGCTGGCCTTGCGTGTTGTCCATCCACCGATTGGGCGAACAGAGCCATTTTGCCATCTGATAAAGTTGCCATCAATCCAACGGCCAGACGAGTCTAAATCCGTCCCGTGGTTGTAAATACCCGCCGGGAGTTCAAGGGCGATAAGCGCCATAATGTTTTCCTTGAGCCGCCGGGTTAACCAGCAGGTTATGAATTAGGTGTGAATTTGTACCCGCTTGGGGTCAACGTAAGCTGGCTTGCACCAGGCTCTTACAGGATTTCCATACCGAATGTTTGAAGACTGCCAGGTTAACTGTTGCGCGAAATATCGGCAGCGCGTGAGGTCTTTCCAATAACTTTGCGTTTTATCAATCTCACCATTTACAGACACGACAAGAACAAATACGAGCAACATTACTTTTTGGCTTTTAGCTTGGCTTTACTAGACAAATCTTTTAAATGAAATAACTT